CCGAACGAGGGGCACTTCATGTGTTATTCGTTCGGGGTCACTGGTTTGCATTACCTAATGCAACCCTTTAAAACACCTCAACTTGGAGATTCCTATGCGCCCACTAGGTCCGTGGTCTGAGACCACACACCTTCAGCAAGACCGAAAGTACCATTCGTCCGTTGACATTTACGGGAACGTCCATAATATAGAAGGGCCTTTCGCCCTCGACGTTCTCAGTCAACGTACGGGTTACAATTCCGGTCTCCTCGGACGCAACGGTTCGGGAGTTTCCGAATATTCGCCGACTTCTTCCAGCCTTTACAGGTTGGAGATGGAGCCGACGTCAATCTCCGTCGCCACGTCAGACGTCTCTGGCGTCACCCATTACGGGGGCGTCAGTACCGACTGGCTAACAGCTGATATAAGCCTTGCCAACGTCCTAAGCCCTATAGACTACGATGGAGCTCGCCGTGAGGCGGCTTCACGTATGATATCTAGGGCACAAGGCGGGTTCAATGCCGTATCAGCCTTAGGCGGCGTAAAACAAGCTGCTGCGATGGTTGCCCATGCGGCTGTGAATATGGCAGATGGTTTCGCGAACGCCGTTTCCGGCGTCGAGAAGGCCATGGGCCGTAGTTCTAAGCTGCATAGGCGCCCGCGCGCTGAGGCGAAGCTAAACTCGCGGCAATCTTCCCTTCCTGTGGTTGATGCCGTTGGTAGCATTCTAACGGATGCCTATCTTGAGTACACTTATGGACTTAATCCACTAATTATGGATTTAACCAGCGGTGCTCAAGCCCTCGCTCAAACGTTCGCTGATGTCCCTCAAACCCGCCGCTTTAGCGGCTGGGCCGAGAGGACTCACCGACACACTGAGCAGAGGCCCGGGACTTACGCCTACTATGCTTCGAACAACTATAGTTTTTCGAGCTGGATTGCTGACGTCACGGTTAGTAGAAGCTTTCGCGTCAAATACGGATGCCAGGAACGCCCACCGAGTGAAAATCCGCTTATTGCGCTTTATCATCTCGGGCTTACTCCTGGTGCCGTACTAAACGGACTTTGGGATTTAACCCCCTGGTCCTTCTTGATCGATTACTTCTGTGATATCTCCTCCTACATTAGTCTGGCTACCTTCCCGCAAGGGTTGTTTACCAGGTTTTGGTCGGTTGAGATTGAGAAGACTACTGTAACCTACTCCCAGAGGGCAACTGTGCCTTATTGGGATGATGGTCGCGGTAGGTCCTGGTCGTTTCACGGAGGTACGGCTCGTACTGAGCTTGTCCGTTACTCTAGGCAGCCTATGCTGTGGAGTCCTTGGATTGAAAGACCCAATACTTCCCAGCCGAGTATGAAGCAGGCCGCGAATATGATGGCTTTGGCCATAAATCGTGTAGCTTCTACCCAAAAGTCCCCGATCTGGGTCAAAACTGACTAGACAGGGTTTCTTCTGTTCATACTAGGAGAGTGACATGGGCTTACCCATCACAGCTGCAGTTACGGGGGCAGCTATTTCCCCGTTAACATCGCCATCCTTCGGTTTATCCGTTGACGTTCCGCCGAATACTAATACCTTAGCCTATATGGTGACAGGTAATAGTATTGCTGGTGGCACTGCGCAGGTACATACGAACGCTACTCCCTGGCAACTCCGGATTTCTCGCCCAGCGAATATTAAAACGCTTCGCGATATTACTCGGAATTCCTCGGGGGTTGCAATCAAAATCCCTGCGAATAACTACAGTGTGACGCAGAAACGTTCTATGTACTGCAACGCTGCAAACACTGAGATTGCGGCTGGTCTGGTTACGACTACGATCACCGTTCCTGCGGGCGCAGATCAGTATAGTTTTGTTATACTTGCTGAAATGCTCTCCCTTCAGATCGGTGTCCTTACGACGAAACTGAACGAGCTCAAAGCTCTATGTTTGACTGGTGTCATGTCATAGCGACGTGCGCCACTGTTAGTTAAACCAACGCTATATCCAGAAGGTGAAGCTATGGCTATCTTTAAAGATCTCCAGAGAACGATCGGAGAGGACATCGATGAGTACAACCGAGGTTGTTCAGGTTGGCACCCTAATTTACGATTCGCTGCAGCTCGTAAGCATGCTGTTCTTAATCTCCCTTTTACTCTTCAAAAGAAGTTTATTGGGGAGGAGGACGCTGCTATCGTGTCTAAAGCGGATCGTGACGCTGAGGCGTGGCAATCTTTCTTAAAGGCTAATCGCCATATGGAAATGATTGTCAAATCAGGGCGCATAGAGTCGCTACCTGTGTCAGGTTATGGTGACGATCTTAGGATCGCGCCAGTTTTCGGCAGAGCGGTCCAAATCCTTTGGGACGTTCTGTCGGGGCCTGATTGCTCGCAGAAGTACCTGCCAGATTTATTTTCATTGGCAGGGGCCATGCGTCACGGACCCGGAACGGTCGCAGGAGTCAGCCAGATGCTGACAAGTTGTATTAAAACCTGCACCGTTCCTATGGGTTTCAGTGACAAAGATGCCCTCGACTGCTACGACAGAATAATGCTCGCAGCACCGAGGTTGCGCAAGACCGCCGAAGCGATTCGACGCGACGCGCATGGTACGTTCTTTACGGATGCGGAATTTATCGCAGTCCCGAAAAACGAACGAACCTCGCGAGGCATAATGTCCCAACCCGCAGGCAACATGCAAGTCCAGCTGTCACTAGGTGATCATGCTAGTCTTGCTTGCCTTAGGCTAGGGGTAGACCTCGCGCGACAACAGGACATCAACAGGGAGCTTGCTTGGTGGGGGTCCCAACAGCACGTCACTGACGTACATGATGGGAAATACCTCCGCTTCTGCACGCTGGACCTCAAAGATGCGAGTGATCGCATTCCTAGAAACGTCCCTGATGTAATGTTCCCACCTATGTGGGCCTATTTAATCCGAACCTTCAGGTCTAAGTACGTTAAGTACAAGGATCCGAATGGTAAGGTTAATAGGGTTGAGAAGTTCATGATGTCCGGAATGGGAAATGGTTTCACCTTCCCCATCATGACACTTCTATTTTCATCGATCGTAAAGGCCTCCTATGAGTATCTCGGCTTGAAACAATACGTTTCCCCGAGTAGTTCAATGGGGTGCTGCAGTGGTGCACTACTGGCTTGGGCCGTCAACGGAGACGATATTATCGTTCTCGAAGAAGCCTTTGACTTAGTTGTGGACTGCTTGCACGCTCTTGGTGCGAAGGTCAATAGAGATAAAACTTATTCCACTGGTTCCTTTAGGGAATCGTGTGGTGGGGATTATCTCGAGGGCTTTCCCGTTCGTGGTGTTTATGTCGAAAGACTCGACACCGTCCAGCATCACCTCTCACTCCTGAACCGGCTTAACGTTTGGAGTTGCTATTATGCGGTACCCCTTGTGGGCACCTGCAAGCTTCTCCGTGACGCTATTACCAGGCTCTCGGGTCGCAGGCCTCGTCCAATTTTAACGGACGATGGTTTTGACGAAGGTATGATGGTCCAGCCCGACGATCTCGTTTACCACCAAGATTTCAGATCCCTTGAAACTTCTCCTGGGCTTCATCGGTACAAAAAGTACCGTGTTGTTAAGAAGGAGTTGAGGTGGTTGCCCTTTGTAAAGGCGAACACCTTAAGGTTGGTGAACGATCTCGACTCGCTGGAGACCGATGAGACTTCCGGTCTTACGCTGAAAAGCGTTGAGATCAGGGTCACTGCAGAAGCGCCTCTCACAGCTCCTGACGGGAAACCGTGGAACTGGCAGGGCATGCTTATGCATTATATCACCGGCCACATAAGGGAGGGGGCAGAAACCATCCGCGAGAGCGGTGAAGGCCCCCCTTACAAAACGATATCCTGCGTGACCCCTTGTTTGGGGAAACCATGGAAATACCGCACGGGCCACGATCACTTGTGGTTCGAACCCTCTGCTCCTCACGACGCTGCAAGGAACACAGCGCGAGGCAACACCGAAAGCCGGCCGTGAGGCTAGCCAACGGAAGCAGAGAAACGCCGGCATTGTGAAAGCCGGTGGCACCGCC